TTAAAACAAAGTGCTGATACAACTGATAAAACATGGTCAATTCAAGACGGTAAAGTTCAATTTGTTTCACTGAAGTCTTATCTTCCAGGTGAAGCTGTTATGCTAACTTCTAAAACAGGAATGGTTGGAACACCTACACAAACGAATGAAGGTATCAACGTCAAATGTCTTCTAAACCCAATGATAAAAATTGGTGGGAGAGTTAAACTAGACAATGCCAGTGTTGCCCGTTTGAAAATTGATTTAGCACAACCAAATTCTGCTGCAAATATTCCTGCACCACTTACAAACGATGGTGTCTATTACGTGCTGGTGATTGAACACCAAGGTGATACCCGTGGAACAGAATGGTATTCTACCCTTACTTGCTTAAATATTGATGTAACTTCAAACCCAATTAATTCAGTACAGGTGGGCTACTAATATGGATAGACGGGAATTATTAAATGATGAGCAGGAAGCACTTCGTATGGCCATGGATGGCCGATTATCTTCTGTTTGGACTGCTATGCCAGGGATTGTAAAAAAGGTTGATTTAGATAAAAGAACTTGTGAAGTTCAACCTGCAATTCAAGGGCGTGTTCAAAGTGCTGATGGTTCTTATAAGTTTGTGAACTTACCACTTCTGGTTGACGTTCCAATTGTAATGCCTTCAGCAGGTGGTTTCACTTTATCACTCCCAATCAAAGCTGAAGATGAAGTGCTAGTAGTTTTTTCTTCTAGGTGCATTGATAGTTGGTGGCAGTCAGGTGGTGTTGGTGTTCCAATGGAACAAAGAATGCATGACCTATCAGACGGTTTTGCAATACCAGGCCCACGCAGTGTTGCCACTTCTACACCATTACATGAAACAAACGCACAACTAACAAGTGATGACGGTTCAACTTTTATAGAACTTTCACCAGCAGGTGAAGTGAAAGTAAAGGCTTTAATTTTTAACGTTGAAGCACCAGCAATGAATGTGACGGGTAATATAGTTGTTACTGGAAACATCACTGCTGCAAATGTAACAGGTACAAGTGGTGTGACTAGTGGAACACAAGCGTTCAACACTCACAGACATTCAACTTCAACCAACCCTTCTGGGGTTCCAGTTCCATAAAGGAGTACCCAATGAGGTATAGAAAACAAGACGAAAATGGAGATTATGTTTTTGGGAATGGTCAAGGTGATTTCTTTAAGGATTCAGTGGAAGGAATTGCCCAAGCTGTTAAAACCAGACTACTTTTGTGGGTGGGTGAATGGTTTCTAAACGTTGATGAAGGTACACCGTATCTTCAAGGTGTTATAGGGAAACATGAAGCACAGACAAGGGATACTGTACTAAGAAGTCGGATATTACAAACTGAAGGGGTTAGTGCCATTTCTTCCTATGAAAGCACAATTGACCCAGACACTAGAAAGTTGTCTGTTTCAGTTTCTATAGATACCATATATGGACAAGTAAATAATATCCAAGTGGCGGTGTAAAATGACAGTTTTATCTGACCTGACATATATTGACGAATCGGGTTTCCATTATGAAGACTACCCAACCTTTTTGTCATGGCTTCAAGACGAATACAAAGCAATTTATGGTGCTGATGTTTACCTTGAAGCTGATTCACAAGACGGTCAGTTTCTAGCAATCATAGCACGTGCCCTTTATGACAGTGCTGCTTTAGGGGCTTCTGTTTATAACTCACGTTCACCAACTACTTCACAGGGTGTTGGTCTTTCAAGTGTTGTTAAAATTAATGGAATTAGAAGAAGAATAGCAACAAATTCAACTGTTGACCTAGACATAGGTGGGCAAGTTGGAACTATCATTACAAATGGGGTTGCTGAAGATACTTTGGGTCAGAAATGGCTTCTACCTGCATCAGTAACAATCCCTATTTCAGGTTCAATCACTGTGACTGCTACTGCTGAAGAAGTTGGTGAAGTATCAGCACAGGTTGGAACTATCACAAAAATATTCACACCTACACTTGGTTGGCAAACAGTAGACAATGCAGCAGTAGCAACAGAAGGTGTTGCAGTTGAAACTGATGCTGAATTAAGAATTAGACAAACTGAATCAGTAGCACTTCCTTCACTGTCTGTTTTTGAAGGCACTGTTGGTGCAGTCAAAAACGTTGATGGTGTTACACGTGTTCAAGGTTATGAAAATGACTCTAATATAACTGATTCAGACGGTATCCCTGCACACAATATTTCAATTGTTGCAGAAGGTGGTGACGTGGCAGAAATTGCAGAAGCAATTGCAATTCACAAGACACCAGGAACAGGGACGTATGGAACCACAAGTGAAACTGTTTTTGATGAATATGGGGTTCCCAATGTTATAAATTTCTATAGACCAACAATTGTTGATGTTGAAGTTGAAGTTACCATTGAAGCATTCACGGGCTATTCAAGTGCATTTGCTGATGAAATTAAAGCTGCTGTTGCTGCTGCAATCAACATTCTTGCAATTGGTAAAGACGTTCTTATAACAAAACTTTATGTTCCTGCTAACTTACCAGGCACATCACAAGGTGCAACGTTTGATATTGTCAGTATTGAAATTGCTAAATCAGGCGACCCACTAGCAGCAAGTAATATTGATATTTTATTCAATGAAGCTGCACAATGTGTTGTAGGTGACGTAACAGTAACGGTGGTTCCATGACCGTAGAAACCTACACCAACCTTGTAACTTCAGAACATAAAAACAAAGCTAAATTTCTTGCCACTCTCCAAGCTGTTTTAAAACCAATTGTTCAGGTTCAAAATGTATTGACTTCTATACCAGCAAAATTTGATGTTGATTCTGCTGCTGGTGAACAGTTAGACATTGTAGGTCAGTGGGTCGGTGTTTCACGTTTCATTCAAACACCACTTACAGGTATATATTTTGAATGGGATGGTGTTGCAACAGTTGGTTGGGATAGTGGAATTTGGCAGGATGAATTTGCACCTACAACAGGTTTGACTGAACTACCTGATGAATTTTATAGAACACTTATCAAAGCTAAAATTGCAGCAAATAGATGGGATGGAACAATCCCAAGTGCCTATGCAATTTGGAGAGAAATTTTTCAGAACAACACAATTTTAATTCAAGACCTTCAGAACATGAGTATGGTTGTTGGTATCGTAGGTCAACCCCTAGATGCTGTTACACAAGCTCTTTTAACTGGTGGGTATTTATCTTTAAAACCAGAAGGCGTTCGTATCAACTACTATGCAATTCCATTAGATGACTCTCCAATTTTCGGTTGGGATTCAGAAGACGGTGGGTTTGGTTTAGCTGGTTGGGATGAAGGGTCATGGGCAACACTATTGGAACCAACTTAATAAGGAGAAATAAATGACTAATGAAATTTTAAAATTTGGTGAAGACGCTACAAACATTTTAACCCAAGCTGAATACGATGCAGACGCACAACGTTTGATTGGGAACCAACCAGGAATTGCACGTTCAAAACTTGTGAACAAAGTTCTTCGTCAATGTGCGTTCATTTCAAATGGTTTTGCTGAATACTTAATTGACCGTGTAGGTGGTGACGTTTTAGATGATGATGACAGTGCTGCACTTCTAGCTAAAATTCAAAGTGCTTTTACTTTTGATTATGTAAATGACAACTATGCAATCAACGGGAATTTTGATTTTTGGCAAGTAAATACGTCTGTAAGTGTCACTGTGAACAACACATATACTGCTGACATGTTTGTTGGTCAAATGGCCGGTTCAACGGCTACTGTTGCAAGACAAACAGCAGCTTTAACTGAACCATTCAATGCTAGTTATTTTTTAAGAGCAGCAGTTACAAGTTCAGTAGGTATTGCAAACTTTAACCGTCTTCAACATAGAATGGAAGCTGTTAGTAGACTTGCGGATAAAGAAGTCACCATTTCTTTTTATGCGAAGGCTGATTCTTCAAGAAACATGAGCATTGAACTAGAACAACACTTTGGTGCAGGTGGTTCACCTTCTGCCAACGTTGATTCTATTGGGGTTGAAAAAGTAGCACTAACAACTTCATGGCAGAAATTCACTAAGACTGTCACGCTACCTTCTATTTCTGGAAAAGTTCTAGGAACTACACAAAATTCATCTTACCTTGCAATGAATTTTTGGTTTGATGCTGGTGCCAACTATGATTCTAGAACGGATTCACTAGGTCAACAGTCAGGAACGTTTGACATTGCTCAATTAAAAATTGAACTTGGTGCTGTTGATTCTAACTTTGTTCTAGCAGGAAAAACACTTGAAGGTGAACTTGCACTTGTTCAACGGTACTATGAAAAAAGTTACAACATAGACACTGCAATAGCTACTGCCACAACAGTAGGTGCAACATGTATGCAAAATGCTTATTCAGTAAGTGCCTTGAACGTTCTTCATGTTGTAAGATACAAAGTAACTAAAAGAATTCTTCCTACATGGACTTCATATAACCCCGTAACAGGTGCATCAGGAACAGGTAGATCAAGTGCAGGTGCAGACGTGTCAGTTGAGTTGAACTCAACAGTTATGTTCAACGCAGGTGAAGGTAGTATTCCAATTTCTATGCTTCTTCCTTCTGCTGGTTCTGGTGGTTTCCAGTGGGTAGCAGACGCAAGACTATAAGAAAGGAGTATTAAATGACCCACCCAGAAATAGAAATTGTTATGAAACTGTATCCTTTATTTTTGGGTGTTATAGTTTTGGTAGCGTGGTTGATTCGTTTGGAAGCCAAACAGCTTTATACGTCTAAAGACTTCAATGATTTTAAAGACGATACTAAAAAAGTTTTTGATGACCATAAGAAAGATGTGAAGGAAACTAATAGTGATGTGCATGAAGAATTTGTTTCTATAAGAAAACAGAATAATGAAATTTTACAAAGTCTATCCCGATTAGAAGGAAGGCTAAACATTAGAAAAGGAGTCAACAATGAAAAAGATTTTTAGTGCAGGGGCAATGTTACTAGCAGCATTCACCCTTACAATGTCACTTACAATTGGTGTAGTTTCAACCTACCCTGAATTAGTAAATGCAGACACCAGTGTTGTAGTTGAATCACAACAGCAAGTGGTTGAACCAGACATTTCAGAAGTTGAACCTTCATTGCAAATTTGTAAAGATGAATCAGGTCAAGCTAAAGCATGTGATGACAAAGACCTTATGGCACATTTGTTGGTGTCTGTTGGGGGTTATAAAGGGATGACTGCACTTGGTATTGCATTTGTAATTGCAAAACTTTTATTGCTTCTTCTTCTTTCACCATTCTTCACAAATATGTTTCCTTCTTTACTTAAAGGTAATGTTAAACTTCTAGTAGCAACAGGGTTGAATCTTATTGTAGGTCTTCTAGGTCTGATGTTACCACCTGTAAGCCTAGCCTTTGGTGCAGCAGTTTTGCATTCATCAACTTTGGCACTTGCTTCAGTGTTTGCTAACCAAGCTTACAAACAACTTCTTACCTCTAAAGGTAAGGCATAAACCCTTTTCAACATGTAGACTTTAACCTTCGTGTTAGTCTCGACTAGGGTTGGTCAGGGTTTATCCCTGACCTTTTTATTTTAGGAGTACCCAATGACTGAACCAACCAACACTGCTGTTGATGTTGCGAAAATGGCAACTAGAAAAATTGTCATGGATGTTCTACTTGAAAAAGCAATTGCACTTGCTATTGCAGAATTGCCTTGGTTAGGTGCTGCTGTTATCAATCCTATTTTTGTTTTCATCATGGGCTTTGCTGCTAAATACGTTTACAAAGTTCTGTCACTAGAAACTGCACTAATCATTATTGGTCAACAGGTTAGTCACCAACAACATGCCTATGAAGCTGAAGTGAAAGACCTTGAAGCTGCAATCAAAGAAGGAAAATCAAATGAAGAAATCGAAAAACAACGTGCTGAAACTAAGGAACGTCTTCGTAAACTTATCAATTTTAACGCTGGTTAGTTGTGGCCAGGTCAGAATAAAGAACCAGGAATGGTGTGGTGACATGGGTGAATTGGGTGCTTCATGTTTTAACACTCTCAATTCTAAAACCCGTGACATTGAAAAAGCACAGTGGGATGAAGAACGCTTTGGAATGTTGTGTGGAACTGCTGCTGTATTTGCAGACAACAAAAGAATCATTCTTCAACTTTGTCAGGCATATAAAAAATGTGTTTATGACCCAACTGAAAATACTGTTTCATTCTATAACGGTAAAAAAGCAAAGACCATCACAGTAGTAAGATTTTTTAATGACATTGAAAACTTCACATTGGAAGTGAAGAAACTAAACAGGTAAGGAGAAGCACATGATGTGTGAAGAAAAAATGAGTGTAGAAAAAGTTCCTAGGTATCTTCAACCTTATGAATGGGCTAAACGTGAATGGTCAAGTGGTATCAAGGAACTTGCAGGTGCTTCACATAACCCAAGAATAGTTTGGTATCACTCCCTTACAACGCTGCACGCAACAGACGATGAAACACCTTGGTGTTCAGCTTTTATGTGTGCTGCTGCTTTTAGTGCTGCTTTTAAGTCTACACGTTCAGCAGCAGCAAGGTCATGGATTGACTATGGGGTAGCTGGAAACGGTTCTATAGGCGATATTGTGATTTTTAAGAGGGGTTCAAGTCCAACAGCAGGGCACGTTGCCTTTATTCATAAGACTTACTGCGTTAGTGATAAACTTATTTGTGTCTTAGGTGGGAACCAAGGAAACGCTGTTAGCGTGGCAAATTACAAGGCAGAAGACATTCTTGCAATTAGAAGGTTTCCAAGTTAGCATTTTGTAGAAGTCTCCACTTCAATATATGAAACCCCTAATGTGTGTATGCAGGTTCACACATTAGGGGTTTTTGTTTTGCCTACCATAGGCACACATTCATCCACGGTTTAGTAGTTAAAATTTATGGCAGGATTGAACACTTTTTTATTGAATCATTTTGACATTTACAACAAAGGCTGAAGGCAGCGTTGATTGAATAAGGAACTGAAAAAGGTCTGGTAGCTGTTGCAGAATAACTGTGACCATAACCAGCAGTGTGTGACCACTCATGGGTAAGGTTTGAACCACGTGAACAGGCAGTAGCACCAGCATGGTATTTTCTATTGGTGTAAACATCAGGCTTTGGTGGTTGTCTATATCCAATTACTTTTGAATACCAGGCTGAATACATTACAACAGGAACAGTAAGATTTTTTGATTTTAAATCAGTCACCACTTCTAAAGGTGTCTTACCATTTGTGTCTATCAATTTTCTATTCACCATAAAGTTTTCAAAACACTTTGACTTGAAAAGGTCATTTGCAAGTTGTTCTGAAACTTTAAGAACTTCAGTTTCTTCAACCGTGTAGTTCTTTATAGGTGAAAAGTGAACACCTGCAATTGCTGTTTGTGGTGTTGTAATGATGGGTGGTGGTGTAGGGATGGGCTTTGGTCTAGGTGAACCACATGAAAAGGCAGGTTCAATAAAAAGAAATAAAATAAATACCATAAGAACTATAAATTGATTTTTCATTCTTACAGTGTTTATAAGGTGACTTGAACTGTCAACGTGAAAACATTATGGTTGTGAACTTCCAATAGGTGAAGGAACTTCTTTATAAATTGGAAGCCCTTTATGTATCAGGTTTGAATATTCAAAATAAGAAGTTCTTTTTATGTAACTAGCACTAGGTGAAGGAAGCACTAACCTTATTTTTTTAGGCAGTTCATCTTCAGAATGAACAAATTTAAATGGTTCTGAATCTTCAAAGTTCTGACCAAAACGCCACAAGTAAATTGAACTTGTCACTTGTAAGCCTTATATGGTGAAGGTACTTCTTCCCATTCTTCTTCAGTGGGTTTTCGTTTGTCTGCTATAGTTTGTTTCTTTTTAATAGGTTTACCAGTGTGCAGGTCAACGTCACTACCAAATGTTGATACACCTTCTTCAATACATTCATTGCAGAAGACAAACTTACTTTTCTTCATTTCAGAAAAACAACATTTACAGTATTTCATCTTGTACCTTCGTTATGTTTCTTTACATCAATACAGTTTTGTAAAAGCAGGTTTGCATGGTCACGGTCAAACTGTTCATCTTTCATTCCTTCAATGTAACTTAAACGTGACACCACTAAAAGAATGATAACAGCAACAGCAAGTTCAAACGCTTCTTTAGTCGTTGGAACTAATGACCGTTTTATAGAACCCACCCAACTTGTAAACCAATTCATTTTTACGTAAATAATCATTTGTCTCATTGTGTACCTTCACTTCAAGTTTCTTTTTCTGGTTCTTATTTAACTTATCTTTCAAATAGTCTGGCAAATGTTTTTCTTCTATTTCACTCATTGCCAGGTAGTGTGGTTGTGATTCTTCCCAACCTAGTCTTATTTCAGTCTTCATTGTTCTTCATCTTTTTAATTAAAAAGAAACCTTCAAATTCAGGGCGGTGATAAATCAGAAGTCTTGCATAAAGAGCAATAAAATCATTTGAAAGTTTATAGTCACTTCCACGTGTTTCTATAGTGGTGTACCACCTAATTCTGTTTGCAATCATCCAATGTGAAAACCTTTGTCTACCTGAACCCTTTGCTTCAATTGCAAACTTTTTAAAAAGCTTATAAACATCAGGGTTCAGTTTGTGAAATTCTTTAAATTTTTCTAGTAACTTTTTATCACAATCAAAAAGTTTCTTTGCACGTTCATTCATTTGGTTTCTTCCTTGTAACGGTCATCAAATTCAGGCTTAGTCACATGAAGTTCTGAAGCAAACATAAGGCAACAACTAGCATGGTGTAGGTGTGAAAGACCTGTTTCAGGGTCATTGTCTTCACCACCCATGAATGCAAGAATGTGCCTTAAACTGGCAGCAAGTAGTCTTGAACAGTGAATGCCTTTTCTCCAATTGTGGTCTGCATATTTCTTTGCACCAAATGATAAAACGTGCCCAACACCTATGACCCAAATGGGTGAAAGATATTGAAGGCCTGATTTTTCAGAATCATGTTTGACACCAATTGTTAGTTCATTCGTTTTCATTTTTAAATTCCTTATATTTCTTTTCTAACCCACTTAGTTGACCACTAATTTTTGTTCTAAATGTTTCACCTTTGAAGTTATAAATAATAACAACCACGCCACATTCATTTCTTGAATACTTTTTTCTTTCACCCATTTCAATAGAAACAATTTCAGAACCCTTTGGTAAAAAATCAATTGCTTTTCTTTTAAGCAGTTCACACATAATCATTTGTGATACCTTTGCCCTACAAACCCTTCAACTGCCATTGGGATACCTGCACCCCACTTAGGAACCATTTTCATAAGTTTGTTAAATTCATCTAAGTCACCTTCACCAATATTTCTGTTTGCAACAACTTCATCATGCACAGTCAGGTTTATTTCATAACCTGCTTTTTCTTGTCTAACCATTGAAGCTGCTAGAAGGTCACGTGAAATTCCACCTACACAGTTTTGGGTAAGAACTCCACCCCATGTTTTTGTGAACACCCATTTCTTTGTTTTACTATCAACAGTCCAGTGGTAAAGACATGCCTTAGATTCACCCCATGGTGTTCTTTGATATTTCACTTCAGCACCGTAGTAGTAAAGACAACGGCCAGAAGGAAGCCTACAAACTAAAAACTTCCCTTCCATGAACCATTCAGTCTTATTTATTTTAAAAGTCTTATGTGGGTTTTCAACTGCTGCGATTGCAACACGTTCTAAATTACCCCACAACTTCACAACTGGTGCATGTAGTTTTCTATAACCATCAATAGCTTTTTTTGCCACTTCAACTGAAACAGGTTGACCAAAATCTTCACACGTCTTCTGGAATTTCTTCCAACCCATTCCATAACCACTTCCTAAGAATGCTTGCTTACCTACAAAACGTTCATCTTTCATGACCTTTGAAATTGAAGTTCTGTTAAAAATCACCATTGCTAGTTCTTCATACATCTTTCTTTTTTCTACAAATGCCTGACAACCTTTTTCATGGTTTGCTAACCAGAAAAGAACACGTGCTTCAATTGCTGCAAAGTCAGTCACAAATAATTCTTTACCTTCATCAGGTACTATCATTGTACGAAGACATGAAACAAAGACTTCAGTTGGGTCTTCAAACTGTGAACGTAAAAATTCAAGTGAAGTTCCTTGTTTAATTAGTTCAGCAGCGTATGGTGCCAGGTCATGTTCATTACCATCTTCATCTTTATATTTTAAAGTTCCACGTGGGAAGTTGTGGGGTTGAACACCTGCACCACCCCAACGACCGTGAACAGTGGCATTGAAGTTCAAACTGAAACGCATTCTACCATCACTGCCAGTGTGGAATAAAAAC